AACCTAATGATGTTTGGTACTCCAACTAAGCTCTTAGATGGTGGGCGTGTTGAGGAAGAATTCAAACAATTCTTAGAAACTGGGTATGCTCGTAGATTACTATTCGGATACACAGTAGATAACAATAGAACTAAGTATGCTTCAGCAGAAGAGCGCTATGCACAGATGGTAGATATTAATCTAGCTACCGATGTTCATACTATACAGACTACATTCACTAACTTTGCAAAGAGACCTTTTAATCCTGTATTACAAATGTCTAAAGAGAATTCTATTTACTTAATAGAATATCAAATGAAGTGTGAAGCAGCTGCAGATGATTTTAAAGATCATATGGCACTGCACAAAGCAGAGATGAGTCATCGACACTATAAAGCCCTCAAACTAGCAGGAGCTTACAGCTTTGCAGATAACTCTACAGAGGTAACTAAGCAGCACTTAGATTACGCTATTAGTGTAGTTGAAGATTCTGGAGAAGCTTTCCATTTACTCATGAGGAAACAAGGACCTTATGAACGTCTAGCTCACTACTTAGCTGATTGTGATAATGAAGTTACTCAACATGAGTTAATTGAAGAGTTACCATTCTATAAAGGGTCTGAAACACAACGTAAAGATCTAATGACACTAGCAATGTCATTTGGCTATAAAAATAATATCATTATTAAAAAACGATCCATCGATGATATTGAATTCTTTATAGGTGAAACCTTAATAGAAACAGATCTAGATAGTTTGACAACTGCGATTAGTAAAGACATAGCTCATGACTACCAAGTAGATCACCCTCCATTTGATAAATTACATAAGTTAACAACTGCAGAGGGGTATCACTACACTGCTCATGGATTTGTAAACGGACATCGTAAAAGTGAGAATGCTATCCCAGGATTTGATCTTCTAATTCTAGACTGTGATGGAGATGTAAATATCTCTACAGTTAAAATTCTACTAGAAGATTACGCATTCCTAATATCTACAACTAAACGACATACACCGGCGATTAATCGATTTAGATTAATACTGCCTATATCTCATAGACTTAAACTAACGTCTAGTGAGTATTCTAGGTTTATGGTTAATGTCTTTGAATGGTTACCATTCCCAGTAGATGAAGCTGCTAAAGATATAGCAAGAAAGTGGGCTTCTCATCCAGGACATTACGAGTACAACCAAGGTAGTGTCATAGATGCAACTATGTTCATACCAGAAACTAAACGATCTGATGAGACTAAAGCTCAAATCAGTGCCACTGGAGTGGGTAATATTGAACGGTGGTTCAAAACCCATACCTCCAAAGGCAATAGGGCTAACCATCTATATAGATATGGCATGGTTATGGTAGATGCAGAAATGCAACTAGGGGAAATAGTAGAAAAACTAGAGACGTTTAATAATTCCCTAGAAATCCCTCTACCAGAGGACCAATTTATGAATAGCACGATTAAATCAATAAGTAAGGAACTAACTAAGAGAGGCGTAACTAATGAACAATAACCACCTAGTACTGATTTCAGGTAAATCTAGCTCAGGTAAAAGCGCTAGCCTGATGGCTATGGATAATCCTGAAGGAGTAATGTATTTAAATTGTGAGAATGGTAAGAAATTACCATTTAAAACTAAATTTAAAGAATTAACAATTACTGACCCTATGCAGGTATACCAGGCATTCGAAGAAGCTGAAAAAATGCCAGATGTACATACAATTGTAATAGATACATTAACGTATCTAATGGACATGTACGAGAGTACTAAAGTTCTTGGTGCTACTAATACTATGCAGGCTTGGGGCCAATATGCTCAGTTTATGAAGCAGTTAATGTCACAAGTAGTAGCTAAGTCTACGAAGAATGTGGTCTTTCTAGCTCATACATCTGATGTGCTTAATGAGGCTGAAATGATCAATGAGACCCTAGTTAAGGTCAAAGGATCCCTGATGAATCAAGGTATCGAGAGCTTCTTTACGACAGTAATATCTACTAAAAAGCTCCCATTGACCAAATTAGAAGATAAAGTAGCTAAGTCCTCTGCATACACTGTTACAGCAGAAGATAAAGCACTTGGCTTTAAGTACGTCTATCAGACTCGGTTAACAAAAGAGACTGTTAATGAGCGAATTAGAGCCCCTATGGGTATGTGGGATATGAAGGAAACCTATATCGATAATAACCTACAAAATGTTATTAATCGACTTCACGAATACTATAAATAGTTTAAAATCAGTCCTGTCTAGTATAAGATACCTTCGTGGTATCGCAGTACTAGAGCCACAGTAAATAAATCTACTGCGGAATAGGACTATGAACCCTCCTTATGGGGAACCTTCTCCTACATAGGACCTGTTCTAACTGAAGGGTTATAAAATACTAGTCCTTCCTTTAGTGATTGCACGATCATTAGGGGAAGGCAGACATGTTAGACCTCTACTGGGACAGTAGTAGTAATCTAGGTATTAATCTCCCTCTGCCTACTGCTACTGTCCTAGGCCTAAATTTCCCAATAAGTCATTGATAAATATAGCTAAATACGCTATTATAATAATTAATCCACCCCAAAATAAGGAGGAGTAATGTCCAATTTCTCGGACGCAGATAACCCTAAACATGGACTAATCGAAGATGTAGTATCTACGGCTGTAGAACTTGGTTTTGCCGTAGTTCAAGAAGTAGCTGCAGAAGCACTAGTAAAGAAACCCGGTCTATCTCTTAAAGAATTTACTAAATTACTAGATCAGTACATTCAAAAACAAAGAGAGAACTCCAATTAAGAGCTTAAAGCTCTATTATTAGCTTTATACATATAAGGATACAAATTATGAGTGAATGGGACCTTCCAAAAAATGTACAGACACAGTCTATTGAACGTGTAGGCGGTGGATTTGCATGGGAATCTGGAGTATATGATGCAACGGTTAAAATGGTATATCTTAACCAATCTGCATCTGAAGCAGTAAGTTGTAATGTTATCTTAGAAAACTCTGAAGGCAAAGAGCTGAAAGAGTCCTTCTGGATTAAGTCCGGTAAGGCTAAAGGTAATAAGACCTATTTTACTAAAGATAAGGTGGATTACCCACTTCCTGGGTATTCTATTGCTAATTCTATGTGCGTAGCAGTTACAGGTGAGAGCCTCTCTAAATGCATGGAATCTGTAGAAAAGAAAACCATCAACATCTATAATCCTGAACTAAGGAAAGAAGCACCTTCTGAACGTCCAGTACTAGTAGGACTACTGAACAAAGTAGTTAAAGTAGCTGTACATCAGGTTATAGAAGATAAAGTAGCTAAATCTCCTAGTGGGCAATATGAGCCTACAGGTGAATCTCGTACTGTTAATCAGTGCAAATTCTTTGGTAATATAGAAGGTAAAACTGCTGAAGAGATTACCAGTAATTCAGACGCTACTATGTTTGATAAGTGGGCTGCTAAGAATACTGGTACAGTTCTCGATAAATCTACTAAAGGTAAAGGGAATTCAGCTGCCGCTATTATGGGGAGTACTGCTGGAACTACTAATGGTAACCAGGGTTCATTGTTTACTTAATGAAGGTATGCGGAATTGATCCAGGGGCCAGTGGAGCTATGTGTGTGTTGGATTCAAAAGATCCAACATACACTGCTCTCTTGGATCTAAAGAAGCACTCTATATATGATGCTACTCAATGGTTACACAGTGAACAAGTAGACTTTGTCTGGTTAGAGGAAGTACATTCCCTATTTGGGATGTCAGCTAAATCTAACTTTGGATTTGGAAGGAATCTAGGAATAGCTATTGCTATTTCACAGATAGTCACTAAAGGTAACGTACCTTATCCAGTCATGCCTAAATTATGGCAGAAATACATGGGCGTTACCGTTAAAGGTAAAGCCATCAAACAACAAGTTGCTCAGATAGCTCAGACACTATACCCATCAGCTGTGATCCACGGACCGCAAGGAGGATTACTAGATGGGAGATCTGATGCTATATGCATTGCCCATTATGGAATTTATCACTAGAAGGAGAGGTTATGAAAATCGAAATTGATATAGACCTAGAATCTATAATAGTAGAAGCACTTAAAAAGAAAGAAATATCTGATATATATGTACCACCTGTAACAGTTGAGATCCCTACGTCTACAGAAACACCTAAAGTATGGACAGAAGCTACAATGACAAATAGCAGATCACCATGGGAATACGGACGTAAGAATGGAAGACGGCGTACTTTAGAAGAGATGGCTTTACATGATCTAGAAAGAGAAAAGGGACGCAAGTTAACTCCTGAAGAGAAAGGAGAAACTAAAGCTAAAGTACATCTAGAAGAGACTGCAGAAAATACAGTTAGAGATGCTATTATTAAGAAGGCTCGTATAGATACTCTAGCTGCTGAAGGAATGGCTGCAGCATCTAAAGAACTAGCTGAAGAAAAAGAACGTAGAGACCCTGATTCTATTAATGGGAATGGTTACGCACAAAGAGCAGAAGATAAGAATGATAATATTACCAGGGTACAAGAAGGTATGGACAAACATGATGTAGAGGCTACAATACCTAAAGCAGATAAGTTAAATACTGACTCACTATTCCGATGACTAAAATAAAAACAGCATCAATTACTTTACAGAGTGTACTTTACACTACACTAGGAATGATAGGAATTCCGTTGATTATCGTAGTTGGTATAATGGTACTGCCTATTACTATTTTTTTAATAGTAGCATGTATATTATATGTAATTATTAAAGTAGTATTATCTAAATAATTTATGGATGCACACAGTATAAAAATAGCCCTAGTACAAGGGCTTATTGTATTAGTACCTACCTATATCATGGCATTCCTAACAGATAAGATGGTATGGACTATTCCTATGCTAGCTGCAGCAAGTTTTGTTGCAGCGAGTATTAAGAAGGACCTTACTGAACGTAAGATCGACGAGGATGGAATGCGAAAAGATAATGAATCAGGGCATTACCCTGACCTAGAAGACGGGTGATATTAGAACTAATTCACCATTCCTTTGAGTTGAGAGATTGCTTCAAATAATGTTACATTATTAGCTTCATCCCACAAATCATCAGTCTGTGCTACGTTTGGAAAGAAATCACCACCCATCCAAGCACTGTTAATATTTCCTAATGTAGGAATGCCAGTCATCTCTTGTACAACCGCAGAAATAGCTACAGATGATGGACTAGCTTGTACTAATTTCTTAACAGCTCGCTGATTTCTAAGCCAATAAGATAAGAAAGCTGTTGCACCTATTGCATCTAGCATTTCTAAAGGAGCAATAAGAGATTCATCAAATAGAACAAATGATTCTAGTGAATCATGCAATGATTTTTTAAAACTATGTCCTAATACATTCTGACTATGTTCCATCATTACATACCTACCCATAAAGTCTGTCATCTGTACAACTTGTTTAGAGTATTTATATGGCAAACTTTCTTTAGTCCAAAATAATGTATGTGCAACTGTTTGTAGAGTTCTAGGAATTTTATCCCCAATATGCTTAAGATTTCCTTTAAATAGAATACGAGACATTCTATTAAAATACCCATCTAATTGAGCGTCATTTAAATCTTCAATAATTAACGAGTCTACTCCGGCTTCATTCATTGCATGAATTTTGTTAGATTCAATTCTAACTTTTAATCTTGCAACTTCCTGAGCTTCAGCACTATTTGTTGAGTTTAAGTTTTTAGTATCAATTTGATACTGAAGTGTTCTCATCTTAATAGTATCTTTGCTGTACCGTTTATACTCTGACAAACCTTCAAGTAATTTATTAGTAATGTATGACAATGAGATTTTACGCATAAGTAACTGCGCAACATTTGACATCATATTTGCGATAATTACTTTAGGAACAGCTAGTACAACTCGATTCTTACCGTAGCTTACAGTTTCTTTAACTGTGTAGTGAGCTAACCCAGCCATTTGTTTAAGAAATGGATGTTGATTATTTTCAAATACTTTTGCTTGAGTAATATCTATTTGTTTATATCCAAATACCTTATCAATAATATCTATTCGAACCATGAATTTGCCACTTACTGCAAACTCTTGCATGTACTCTCTAATAGCCCGAGGCATCTTTTGGTAACGATCAAAATACTTACTTTCCGGATCTAATATATTAATAAACTGATTAGGATATGTTTTATAAAGATCTTCTTGTTCATGTACTAATAGATGAATTGTTTCTTTATCATTTATAATCGTATTTTTACGATCTACTAAGTTTGAATGCATGTGAGCAAATACATTTTGAAATTCTAAATCTGGTTTAAGAATTTTCTTAGTATCTTTATGGTTCATCATTATTCGATAATCAGTTATTACATTGTTCTGATCAAAGATAGGACGGAATTTAAATCTAGAATCAAAGCTGAGTTGCTTAGCTAATTTATCTTGATGCTTTTTAAACTTTTTAACCTCAGCTCTAATCATAAACATATCTGGTTTCTTAGTAACAGGGTCTTTATACTTATCATTTAAACTTAAGATCTCTGTCAATGTTGTTCCTTGATTACGTTGATTAGTCGTTGACATAACACCAGATACATCTTTTACTTCTGGTTTATTACGATTAACGTACATAATATAGTGTGTTTGCCCCGCAGCTATTTTACTTAATGGCACTTCGTAGGTGTACCCTTGCTCATACATTGCATCTTTTTCTTCTGGTGTACCAATTTTAATATCTGTTAAATTATCCATACGTTCAACGATGTACCCCTTCATCATTTGTGTAGGGTCACCATCAAATAAATCTCTTCGTGATTTGGCTTTATAATGAACGTGTGCTTGCATGATACTAATTATGCCGTTTTCATTAGGATTGGCTGCAAATTCTTTATTAGCTAATTCTCCAATATTTTCCGCATCTCTAGAATCTATTTCTCCTAATGCAGAAATAGTTGCAAAAGCATCTAGTAATCCAACACGTTCTTCTGTAGGATTTGGTAAATAATCAAGAGCAATAGAATATGCATTCTGTCGAGCATTCGATAATCTTTCTGTATTTCCTGTCATCATCCAGTGAGCCAATTCGCTAGCATATTTAACCGCTGAGTGATCACCGCTTACATTTAATTTTTTTAATATTTGTTGTTTTAATCTACCTCGTTCTTGCCCAGCAGTTGGGTCTTTACCAATTAAACTAATAATCTTTTTCATTCCAGCAGGTGAATTAAAATCAAGACCTGCCGTTATGAGTTGAGAGATATCAGTACGAAGCATTACATTAGTAAGTGCTTCCCTGGTCTCAACTGACATAGCGTGATCTTTTGTTGGATCTAGTGATTGCCAAATACTATTTACTCCGTTAGCCTTATTGCCGTTAAACCAATCTATTTGAAACGTTTCTGCTAATTGTCGTTGTTTAGATATGTTAACTTTTGATTGTAATAGTTGTTCAATCATTCCTGGACTTAAAACACCATCTCCAAATTCTTTCAGAATACCTCGTAAAGAATAATTGAGTTTTTCCATTCCACTATTACGAATTTCTTGAACAGCATTATGTTCACCAAAATAAATATACGGTACCATAATTAACCCAGTAGCAACTTTTAATGGAACACTAGCAGTTTCAATATCTTTGCCTTCATCACTAGCTTGCTTTGCTGCTCTTTCATATGCTTTAAAAGCATTGTTTGCAAATTTTCTAATAATTTGATCAGAAGCATCTAAGGCTTTATATCCTTTACTGCGTATTTGCTCATGTTTACTCTTGTGTTTATTCTGGGCAGCAACCAATTGTTCGGTTATGGCTACCGCTTCTGCAACCTGTGACAAGTCAGTTGGGTTGTATACTTTCTGGTTTAACACGAGTTTAATCGTATCAACAATGTATTTAATCGCACTCAACATTCTACCGTATAGATCAGTTCGTTGAGCTACATCGTTCTGTTTCATGAAATTAGATAAAGAAGCATTCGTATTAGCAAATGCCATAAATTCATGTAAACGATGTGATTCTTTAGCATAGAAAGCATGATTAAATAGCTCTCTCGCCATTAAGATTTCTTTAGAAGTAGCTAAATTAGTAGGTCCAGTATTTGAAGGAAGGAATACTTTATATTCTTGTCCTTTACCATATTTACGCCCAAGAGTATCTAAAACATTATCATATAGTTTTTCAA